GATTGCGGGTTCGATTCCCGCTGGCGGCACTTTCGGAAACCCGGCTTGGATGCCGGGTTTTCTTGTTTTTCCAACGGTTCCCGCATGGTTTGCAATTCACTGCAAATCACTGCAAATCACTGCAATTACCGGAAGAGTGTGGGCAAAATGTGGGCACGGAATCACCAGACCATCGGTAGTCCGAGGCATTGGCGCGCCCACCGTTCCACCGCCAGATTCTCCTCGTCGTCGCCAAGCAGCAACAGGAAGCCGGCGTTCTTGCCAAGTGAGGCGGGTTCCAGCTTCTTGATCACGCCACGCTCCTGCAGGAACAGCCAAGCGTTGCTGATGTTCGTCTTGACTGTGTTCTCGCGCTTCTTCATCTCCTTATCGGCATTCTCGCCCATGGACTGCTCCGGCGTGAGCAGAATCATTCCGAATGCGTCGGCGATGGCACGCCAGCCGAGCGTGTAGTAGCGGCATGGCGCGTTGACCTTGCGCAGCTTCTCGGGTGGCTGGTTGCGTTCGCGGTCCCAGTCGTAGGTCATGGAGCACATGAAGGAGATTGCGAGTTGCGCAGTGGTATAGCAGGTCAGGTTGTCTCCGCGCTTCTTGGCGAGGCGTCCGGTGCGGTTTAGGTCGTAAAGGGCTTGCGTGTTCTGGTATCCCATGTCTTCCATGTCTTTCCCTCCATGCTTTGCCTTAGAATGGTGCATGGAGAATCTAGCTGGTTTTCCGTCGCCCCGATTTGCTCTGGTCAGCGTCGGGGCTTTTTCGTTTATAACTGCATTGTAATTGCACTCGAAAGTAAAAGTCAAATTGCACAGCGAGTAAAATTGCAAAAGAGAAAATAGAGACGTTCGGTGCAATCGCAATTGCATATATATAAGACTCTACAAGTTTTAACATTCTTCTTATAGGGCGCCAATGCGCCGAAAAAAGAAAGAATCGGCACGTCCAATCCACATCTGCGGTAGCTTGAAGCAAAGATGAGAAGGGGAAAAATGAAGAAACTGATTTACCTCGTGCTATCCGTACTGTGCGCAATCTCCGGCATCTACGGCATCTACGACACCATCACCACGCCGCAGGGTGATCTGGCCACAAGCATCATAACGATTCTGCTCCTCGCATTCCTCGCGTGGTTCTTCATGCATCTCTCCCTCAAACCTGAGCCACGCCATAAGCATCAAGCGACGAATGCGCCTGAATCATCGCCGGAAGCCACCTCAGACGCTCCAACAGTGGAAACGGCACCAATCGCCCACGTCAATGCGAATGATGGCGTGGAGGACGATTACGTGGCAATCGACATCGAGACCACAGGATTAGGCAGAAGCGCCCGAATCATCGAGCTAGGAGCCGTGAGAATCAGGCACGGACGCAAGGTCGCGTCATTCAGCCAGCTCGTCAACCCGCAGAATCCGATACCGGCCAAGGTCACGCAGATCACCGGCATCACCGACCGGGACGTCAAAGGCAAACCCACCATCGACAAAGCGCTACCCAAGTTCTACGCTTTCTGCGGGCATGATACGTGGATAGGGCACAATATTCGCCGCTTCGACATTCCGGTGATTGCCAGGGAAGCGCAGAGGGTCGGTGCCGGCATGCCGGACGTGAGCTTCTATGACACCTTGGAAGTCTCTCAGACGCTCTTGCCGCAGCTTGACCGCCACAGACTGCTCGACCTCATCTGCTATTTCGGCATCGCCAAGACGGAGCGTCATAGGGCCGCCGACGATGCCGCACAGACGGCACAGGTATTCGAGCGCCTGAAGCAGATATAAGCCTTATCTAGATTTGCAGCATTCTTTTTATAGGGGCCGCTAGTTGATTTTCGCGTCGAGAAACGCATGATCGCCATCGACATAAGCGCTCTCGATCAGCTTATGCGTCGCGGCGTAAACAAGATCATTGGACGGATACTCCTTCGCCAACTGGCTTTGGATGTCCTGATCGGATATCGACGGATCGAGCGTCTTCGCCATGGTGGGGAATACGCTGTCGATCTCATCATGCGGCCCATCGACGTAGACGCGGATCATATCGTTCTCCCCGTATCCGTGCACCGCCCCGTAGACCAGCACGTCCACTGACGATTGGCCGATTCTCCCGTGGAGAGCGTCCGCGTCGGAGAAAGCGCCGGTGCGATACTCCGTCCGATAGTAGGGACCGTTCGCATCACTCGGCGTGAATTTCTCGACGTCGGTTATCTGCGTCGATGAGTTCGCGTTGAACTCATCCACAAAGCTCTGCGCCGTCTTCTCGGCTGTCTGTTGTTGTGGCTTCGCCTGCTGCGCGCTGACGTTCGGCGTCTTGGCCGTCGTGGAATCCGGCTCCTGCTGGCTTCCGCATCCACAGGCCGTCGCCAGGAGAAGCGTCGCCGCTGTGATGGCAATGATTTTCTTACGCATTGATGAAAAACCTTTCTTTGATTCTAGACGTGTTGAGCATGGCTCGGTAGTCCGTGAGCACCTGCGTGGTCACGTTCAGTTCATCGGCTATCGACCATAAGTCATCGTCGTACATGCGTTCCGCCAATGCTAGTTCTGCTGGGTCGATGAGCAGGTGCGCGGTCTGTGTTCTGGTGCGTTGCTCCTGCTTCGAACTATCGTTCGAACAACCGGTGTCGCCATGCCTCCAATGTAATAGCTCGTGCGCGAGCGTGCACCGTTTGGCCGTGTACGTGAGCCTGCGGTCGATCAGTATCACCTCGGTCGCGGCGTCGTAGCAGCCCCAAAGGCCATCAGGGAGAATGGCGCTGGACACGGTGACCGGCAGTCCGACAATCGCGCGGCGCATGGCGCCGTATGTCATGCGCCGGTCGATCGGCAGGTCAGGCAGGCTCGTCGTAATCCGGCCCAGCCTCTCCATTGATGGCCTCCTGCTTGCCAGCGGCGTTATAGGCGGCAAGACCATAACCGCCTGCCTGCGCTTTCCTCTCGGTGGCTTCGACGGCATGGCGTTTGGAGTCCATCACGATGTCTCCGATGGATACGCCGGTCACTTCGCTGATGCGTTCCAGATCACTCAGATTGAGCGGGCGCGTGAAGTTCTGCCGTTTGTACCAGTAGTCCTCGCCGAAGCCGCAAGCCTTGGTGAATTCCTTGATGGTCATGCCGCTTTGCTTTTGAAGCCTGACGCACTCTCGCATGACCTGTTTTGCGAATGCGGTCACTTCGTTTGCTTTCATACCCATGCCTCCAGTATAGCCAATTACGTAGTCAATGTGTACAAATTGTAAAGAACTATGCAAATTCATAGTCTAAATCTACGAATTTGCATAGATTAAAACCGTCGAAAGGAAAAAACGAGATGTTGAGCACCAAAAGAACCAAGACCCCCGACCACTACCCATGCGGCCACATGCGCGGCCCCGGCTGGCACGACTGGCGCGCATGCCTCACCAAACAGGGAATCGAGGAGGATGAATGGCCGGTCTGACGGAAACAGCCACCAGAAACCTCAAAGCGGAACTCGCCAGACACGACAAGACACCGAAAGACCTAGCAAAAGCATGGGGCCTCGAAATCAGAGCCGTAAACAACAGGCTCAAAGGCCACACGCCACTCTCGACAGACGAAATCGAAAAAGCGGCATCCATGCTCGACATGGAACCTGAAAACCTCGTCATGCTCCTCATCCAACCAATCGACAGCATCAAACAATTCAAAGTCTAAGGAACCCGAACATGAGCCAGCAACAACTGTTGAATCCGCCAAAACCGCCGACGCTCCACGAGACCGGATGCCTGCTGCTCGCATCAAGCGGATTCTACATCCGCCTTCACGAGGACGGCAGCGCCAGCCTCGTTGACGGCATCCAAGACATCACCCTCGCGGACTTCACGCCAGCGGAAATCGAAGGCATCGCCTACAACCTCTCCAACAAGATCGGAGCAACAAGATGACATTCCTGGAACAACGCGATCGGATCCTCCAGAATCTACGCGACCTGTTCAACCAGCTCAGCGAGGAGACTGACGAGACCAAGCGGGCGCAAATCGAAGCGAAATGCCACGAACAACTCGACCTGCTCGAACTCAACGACAAGATGGGAAACACAAGATGAGCTGGATGGACGACGGCGGATTCGAGATGCAGACCTTCACCGCCCAGGACGGCAGGCCGATGGCGCGAATGGTCTTCTGTACCTCGACCGGCCAAACCTACTTCACCCTCACCAAGACCGAGGTGCAGCGCATTCGCCGCGAATGCAATCGAATCCTCAAGGAAATGGAGGCAAGCAAATGACCAGCCACGGCAGCAAACCCGAAGCCAGGAAGCCGAACTACACGCTCCGCCGCATCAAGACCCTGCTCGCCATCATCGCCTGCACCGCATCGGCAACGTTGCTGTTCACTTGGCGGACGGCTGACTCGCAGTCCGCCACCATCCTCGTGAGCGTCATCTACCTGCTGACCGGCCTATGGCTGACCGTACGGTTCGCCCCACGCGACTAAAGACTTCCCACCAGCCGACAGTCCAACAAACAAACCAATTAGGGACGTTTCCGCGGACATCCACGTTCACCATGCCGACTGGCGGGGAACACATATAACTGAATATCGATTATTATCCACGCGCCGACCACATCTTGCTTTCACATACACTGTCGGCGCACTGGTTGGGCGACGGTTCGCCCGTCCACGGATTCCAATCTTCTTCTCTCTATCAAAAAAACGCAGACATTCCGGTGTTTGCAAACCCTTTCAAGTCCGCCTGACGGCCAGTCACCGTCGGCCGCGCCACCGGCCGTGAACGCTTTCAGGTCGCGTTCCAACAGTCAGTGGCGTTAGGAATCCAAGGACGGCATCGGTTCGACTCCGATGCCAGCCACTCAGCCCCATCCACTCGTCAGGGTGAGGCACACAACGTCAACAAGCAAAGGAAACACAATGGACGGAAACAAACCACAGGTGGCGACATGGGTGCTCTGCGTCGACATCGACCCCGACAACAACCCGGAATCCGACCCAATGTTCGTCGCCGCACTTGACATGCCGTTGGACGGCGGCCTGATCGGCGTCACCCTGCCCGGCAACAGACTCGGCAAAGCAACCGCGCTTGCCGCCCGAACCGCATGCCAGGCCATCGACAAGGCGCTCAAACGTCACCTCGAACGCGGAGGTGACAGCGACGCCCCGGAAATGCTCACCGGCCTCCACATCGACCCGATGGCCGACATTCGGGACGGCAGGCCATGACAGACCTGCTCACGCCAGCCGAACTGGCCGCCATGCTCGGCATGAGTCCACGCACCCTCGCCAACTGGCGGTCGACCGGCAAGGGCCCGCCATATTTGAAAATCGGCGTGGAACCGCCCGAAGGCCATCAGGACAGGCGCAAAGTCCGCTACCAACGCGCCGTGGCCGAACGGTGGGCTTCGGCGCACGAATACCGAAGGACGGTGGCGAGATGAAAAACGGCATGTTCGTTCCGGCGACACAGTGCAAAAGCCACCCAAACGTTAAAAGCGACGGGAAAGCACGCTTCGACACCGGCAAACCGACCCTCGCACAGCAGGGAATCGACGTGGACGCTTTCATCCGCGAAAACCACGCGCTCATCGACAGACTCAGAAAGGGAACACGTTGAAACACGAATACACGGACGGCGAGCTCGCCGAGCTGAAAAGCGTCTACAACGAGTCAGGCGAAGCCGGTCTCGACATCACAGAAATGCGGGCGTTACGCAAGGCCGGACTCCTCACACGCGACCTGCCACCGAAACCGGAAGAACCATCGAAACGAGACCTCATCCTCGCGCACTGCAAGAAACGCATCGAACAAGGTCAACCGTTCGACGGCAAGGAAACCGCCGAAGCGCTCGGCATGAGCCAGAAAACGGTCGGCAACATTCTCAGCCAACTCCGCAAGGAGGGACTATTGCCGACCTACGACAAGCATTCGCCACGCAAAACCAACACAACCGGAAAGAAGAAGGAGACCATCATGGCCGTCGCATCGAAACCAGCCGCCAACAAGGAGGAATCAATGAGCCTGGAACTCACCGCCAACAAGGAGCCAGCACCGGAAGAACAGTGCGAGAACACACGTGTCATCATCTCCAACGCATTGACCGGCATTTTCGGCGCCATCTCCGCTTTGCAACGAACCGCGTTCCAGACCAACGACAAAGTGGTCTACGGATTCGCCACGAAACTCCTCAACGGCGAACTCATGGACTTGAAAGCCAACTACAGCAAGGACGCAAAATGAAGCTCAAATTCGATAGCGAGAGTGGCGTTTTCACCATCGAGCCAGAGTCCCTGGCGGAAACCGTCAAGCTCAGGACGTCCGCGTTGGATATCGCCAATCTGGTGGTCAATTATTTCGACGCCGACATCATCAAAGCAGACATAAACAAGCCAAGCAATCAGCAGGGAGCCTGAAAATGAAGCGTATTCCACTCAAGGACACGGAACGCTATCAGATTGAGCGTTTCCGGCAGTGCAAGAAGACGGAACGTCATCTCGCGTGGTTGAAGAGCCGTAAGGCTGGTGTGGGCGGGTCTGACATGAGCACGATCCTCGGCCTTAACGCTTTCAAAACGCCTTACGATTTGTGGCTTGAGAAGACAGGCCGCGTGGAACCGGAGGACATCTCCGACAAGTGGGCAATCGTCAAGGGTAATGCCTTGGAAAACGAGCTCAGGAAACGTTTCCGTGCCAATCATCCCGAAATGCTCGTCACGGACGGCACCGACAAGCAATTCATCAGCCGCGAAAAGCCATACCTGCGCGCTTCCCTTGACGGCATCCTGCAAAGGGAGGACGGAAGTTTCGGAATCCTCGAAATCAAGACGGCGAGCAACCGTCGAGCGGGGGACTGGCATGACGAGGACGGCAACCTCCGAATTCCAACCTACTATCTCGCCCAAGTCGAGTTCTACGCGCTCGTCACGGGATGGACATGGGGCTACGTGTACGCGGCCATCGGAGACGACGAGCCGGTGGAGATCCCGTTCGAAGCCGACGTGGAGGATATGGCCGCGATCGACAAGGCCGCAGCCGACTTCTGGCGTTTCGTCACTTCTGGCACTCCACCGCAATTGACCGGCGGCGACGTGCAGAAGGCGTTCCCGGAACCCACGCCGGACATCGTGGACGAAAGCGCCGACGATGACCTCTACGACCTGCTCGCAAGATACGAGAGCACGTCCAACCGCGCGAATGATCTGAAAAACGAGCAGAAGGCATTGCAGGAACAGATCATCGTGCGCATCGGCTCGCATACGGGCGTGCGCTGCGGCAACCTCCAAGCCACCTACAAGCCGACGACACGCAAGGAATACGTCGTCAAAGCCACCACATACCGCAAATTCGCATTCAAAGCCACCGAAGAAAAGGAGCAATAATCATGGGACAGATCGCACAGCAGGCGCAAGGACAGCAGATGGTCGAAATGACGCCGAAACAGAATCTGAAAATGATGATGAAGAAGAGCTGGCCGCGCATCGCCAGCGTCGTCGGCAACAACATCAGCCCAGACCGCCTCTACCAGATGTGCGTGTCCGCGATCAACAAAACACCGAAACTCGCGGAATGCTCGCCGCAAAGCGTGCTCTCATGCTTCATGACCTGCAGCGCGCTCGGACTGGAACCGTCCAACGTGGACGGATTGGGACGAGCCTACGTGCTGCCCTTCTACAACAAGAAATCCGGCGGAATGGAAGCCACGTTCATCATGGGCTACCGTGGCATGATCGACTTGGCGCGACGTAGCGGCCAGCTCGTGGACATCAGCGCCCGAGCCGTACACCAGGGAGACGAATTCTCATACTCGTACGGTCTCAACGAGGAGCTGCACCACGTGCCATGCGCCAACCCCGGCGAACTGACCCACGTGTACATGGTCGCGCATTTCAAGGACGGCGGACACTACTTCCTCGTCCTGAACCGTCAGGAGATCGAGCAGGCGAGGGCGCGCAGCAAGAGCGGCAATTTCGGCCCGTGGAAGACCGATTACGAGGCCATGGCGAAGAAGACCGCCATCCGTCGCGCCGCCCCGTACCTGCCTTTGACCGTGCAGGCGCAGACCGCCGTCGCCGCCGATGACATCACGCCTGACTACGGCGACGTGTTCCAACCTGTGCTCGATGACGATAGCGCCGACGAAGCCGATGACGTGACCGCCGAAGTCATGGAAGCGGATACGCCGGAGGATACCGAAGCCGACGTGAAGGAGGCCGAGTGATGGCCGGAGAAACCGTTATCACGATCATTGGGAATCTGACCGCCGACCCGGAGATTCGTACCACTGGCAGCGGCGCATCCGTGGCCAGCTTCACGATTGCCTCCACCCCGCGCACTTGGAACCGTAATACGAACCAGTTCGAGGACGGTCAGGCTTTGTTCATGCGCTGCTCCGCGTGGCGTGACCTCGCCACTCATTGCGCGCAGAGCCTGGGCAAGGGCATGCGTGTGATCGCGCAGGGTCGTTTGCAGCAGCGTTCCTATCAGGCGAATGATGGTTCCAACCGCACGGTCGTCGAGTTGCAGGTGGATGAGATCGGCCCGTCCCTGCGTTATGCGACGGCTCAGGTGCAGAAGATGCAGTCAGGCGGATACCAGGGCGGCAACGGTGGCGGTGGCGGCTATCAGCAGCCGCAGCAGGCACAACAGCAGTCGCAGGCCCCAGCCGATGATCCGTGGGGCGCGCCAGCCGGAGAGCCTGACTTCTGATGCGCGAATGGATTGAGCCACCGGATGTCGAACCGGTATGTCCGAGGCATGGGTGCGCGTTGTATCCGGCGCGCCCCATTCCATGCCCCGAATGCGAGATCGAAGCCGAGGAAGAGGAGGCCGATCAATGAGCGGCAAGCAACGCAAGCGCAGTCGCAAGACCGCGAAGGACAACGGCACGCGCATGGAAACCGCAGTCGAATCCTACTTGCAGTGGGCATTGGGGGACATGCGCATCCAACGATTGCGACTCCACGGAAACAAGGACATCGGTGACATCGGCAACGTGTACTGGCATGGCCAGCCCGTGTGCATCGAAGTGAAATGGACGCAGACCATGGACGCGCCGGCACACATGCGCGAGGCCGTCAAGGAAGCGGGAAACATGGACTCGCCCTACCCGTGGGTCATCCAGAAGAAGGCAGGCGTGGGACTTACGTCCCTGTACAAGCTCGGACAACAGCACGCCTACACCACCACCGAAGTGATGGATGCGATGCTCAGGCTCTCACCATCGGCATTGCGCGCGCGAATCAAACCCGAACCATTGGGAAGGAAGAAAACCATGTGTCTAATCACATTGCAGGAGTTCGCATTGATGCTCAACAGTGGATTGCCGCTCGGCCCGGACACGGAGGAATGATGGCTACCAACGTCACACAGAAAGACAAGACCCTCAACGAGATCATCGCATGGTGCGATCAGCTTTCGATGGAAATAAAGTGCACTGAGGACGTCACTACAGATCGCACATATGGAAAACTTCGCGGCCTGTATCTGGTCTATGAGCATTGCCAGCACCTGCTCGGCTATTCCGGCACCATGCCTTCCGAGGTGCCTAATCAAAAGCGAGGACGCGGAATGAGTGGTGGCGAGATGAGCGATGCGAATCCTTTCGGATGCCAGCGTGACGAGCTGACCACGATGGACATGCACACCTGCGACTTGTGCGGACGCGCTTGCTCGAGTCCTGTCTACAGCGTGCTGCTTGCCTATGGCGGCCAAGCGAAGACCGCCACGGAGGTGTGCGCCGACTGCATGTGGCGACTCAAATTCAGGCCGACCAAGGTGGTGCCGCTCGAAGCATACCGCGATTACGAGCGGTGGGTGATCGAGCACCCAAAGGAAAAGCAAAGGACGGTGACGGAATGATCATCAGGGAATCATCGACATACCGGCACGCGATGGAGGTTACCATCGACCGCGCCGAAGCCATCGCCATCGAGGAAACACCGGACAAGCTCACCATCATCCTCGACAAGGAAACCATGCGCCTGAGCGAATACCCCGTCACAGGCGTACCGGTCGAGGAACTGAACGACTACATCGACGAAATGGCGAGCAGCATGAATCTCCTCTCCAAGCAGCGCCTCTTCGCCCGCGACATCATGACCGGCGCCAAAGCGGCCACAGCGGCATGCATCAGAGGACTGGAGAAAATCATCAGGAAGCACGAGGCCAGATCATGACCATCAGATACGTCGAATGCGCCCACTGCGGCGAGGTTGTCGGCACCTACTACGTCACATGCCCGTACTGCGGATACGAGCTGGCCGCGCGCAAGTCGACAGGCATGGATCCGCTGTATGGCATGACCGACGATGAATTCTACAAGCGATTCGGGAGCATGTGATGGACGGCAGACGAGCTAGCGGAAGACACGGATCATGAGAATCAGAACGATTAGGCCGGAATTCTACCAGTCCGAAAGCGTCGGCTCGATGACGTGGAAGGCGAGACTCGTCTTCATCAACCTATGGAGCTACGTTGAGGACAACGGCGTGAATCTCGACAATCCACGTCTCTTCCGTGGCCAATGCATGCCTTACGACGATTCGGTGCTTGATGACATCGAGGACGCGTTCGCGGAATTGGAGCAGTGCGGCAGCATCATCCGCTACGAGCGTGACGGCAAGCGTCTTCTTTTCGTTCCAGGCTTCGAGAAATGGCAGAATATCCAGCGTCCGGGCACGTGCCATTATCTGCCGCCGGATGGGTGGGACAAGCGCGGATGCAAGATCATTCCGGATGATTCCGGACAGTTGCAGGAACATTCCTGCGAGTCTCCGGATGATTCCGGACAGTTGCACGACTGTAGTAGGAGTAGGAGTAGGAGTAGGAGTGGAAAGAAAGAAGAAGAAAATAAATTTTCTTCTTCCAAAGAAATCACAGCCGATTGCTACCACGATTCCATCGAATACGCCGCGACCGACAGAACCATAGCCTCGGAATACACGAACCTCGATCTCACTGGCGCATGGAACGCATTCAACTCACGGCATTACGGCGAAACGCGCTCCGTCAACGACTGGACACGACTCTGGAAAGGCTGGTGCCAACGCAGAGCCAACATGAGCGGCATACCACCATCGAAACGCCACAAGCACACATGGCAGTGCGAACACGTCCTGCAAGCGCTCGGACGCGACAAGGAAACCGCCACACCAGACCAACGAGCCTGCCAGATGGCGAAACAACTCAACAAGGAGAAATCATGAGACGCGACGAACAGGTAACCATGTGCAGCCTGGAATGGTTGGAACACGAGCGCCGCAAAGCATGGCGAGAAGGCTACGCGGCCGGATGGAAAGACCAGGAATGTGACTTCCCGCCACACACCACCGACAACCCGTACAAGGAGACGTTCGAGTGAGGCACGACCCGTTCAGCGTCCTGTTCGCGGTCACGTTGACCGTCAGCCTGTGCGTCGCCCCGATCATCATATTCATCCTCGATTAAGGAGTCCAAAAATGAGTGACAACGTTAATCATCCAAAGCATTACGAGAACGGCCCGTTCGAGTGCATCGAACTCAGCCGACTGCTCTCAAGCGACTGGGGCCAAGCCGTGCAGTATTGCTTCCGCTGGCAGCACAAGAACGGTGTCGAAGACCTCAAGAAGGCGCTCTGGTTCATCAATGACGCAATCACGCATAATGTGCCGTTCTTCGCCGCGTGCTGCAAACGGAACGCCGACATTCTCGAAGCTCAGGCAATCAGGCTTCTTGGCATCCTACAGGCCGAGAACTGGGCTGATCTCGAACAGTTCTGGCGGAACCTCAAGTGGGGAGACCGCGTGGACGTGCTCGAAGCCCTCACCGAAAAGATCAATGAAATCGAAAAGGAAGGAAAGTAATCATGGAACACATCGTGCAGTTCGCCATCGGCATTGACGACAAGACCATACAGAATCGCATCGAGGAACACGCCTACACGGACGTGCTCAACAAGCTCACCAAAAACGCCGTGGACAGTGTTTTCGCGCACACCAACGCGTATTCGCGGGAAACCATGTGGAAGACCTTGATGGAGGACGCTTTGCAACGCTTCCTCGAAGAACGCAAGGACGAGATCATCGACAAGGCCGCGAACATGCTCGCCGACCGGTTCCAACGGACGAAGAAGTATCGGGAAGCCATGGGTGCCGCCATCGCAAAGGACGGTGAGTGATGGGCGACTTGGACAAGGTTGAGAAAATTCTGATTGTCGTACTGGTGGTATCCCTCGCCGCAACGCTCTTCCTGATGGGATTAAGCATCTACTCGTACTGGTATGTGGGCACGCATCACGATTACGGCATGAAGACGGTCAAGACCGGCGACGTGACATGGGCCTGTCTGACCGACCATGGCACGACCATCGGCTGCGACACGGTGGAGGAGTACCGGTGAACGGCATGGATACGTTGGACACAAGCATCTGGGACGGCTACCTCATCCGGCAGAAGGGTGATATGAGACGCTATACACTCCGAATGTACAAGACGCTCCAAGAGGCATCGGATGTGGCACAGGAGCGCGCCGACTCCGACCACAGGCCTTACGAGGTGCTCGCAACCTGCGATACCTCGCAGCGAATCATTAAGACCATCGAACCAAGGAAAAGCAAATGAAGAAAATCCTCGAAAACATGATCATCAAATGGCATCAGGCCGGATACAGCCTCGATGAGATCGCGCCACTCGTGCCGCAAGTGCCGAAAGCCGAAGTTGCCGCGATCATCCACCAGTACGACAAGGAGACCAGACTTTGACCGACTGCCAGCACTGCCACAAGCCCATGAAACCGGCGGCGGCGAACATGCTCTGCCCGGACTGCCGCACAGACTACTGGACCATGATTTACCAGCTCGGACACGTCCAACTGCCAGCCCTGCGAAGCATCATGCTCCGACAGGCGCACATCGGCCCCACAGGCCACACGCCAAACAAAGGCAACGCGCCACTGCCCATCGACACCCATGCGCAAGACCTCATCACCGAATCCGAAGCATGGCTGGCCGAACAGGCAGGGAAAATCAGAGCGGCATACGCCGCATACGACTGGCGGAAAGCATGGTACGCCATCATCAGCAACCGGCACACCATCCTCAACATGAGCACCGCAGCTGACGACTACGCCGCCCTGGAACACATCGTCCGACGCAACGAACAAGCGTTGACACCAGAAGAAGCCATGGTCATCATCGGCACCTGCCCAAAATGCGGACACCAAGCCACCAGCACGCCACAAGCCGAAACATGGACATGCCCAGACTGCAAATGGCAAGGCGGAGTCCAAGCCATCAAAGCCGAACGCGACAACAAACTCTGGCAACTCGAATACACCGGAAAACCAGTCGAAGTCGCACGCTACCTCGCCAAAATGGACATCCACTGCACCAGCGACCAGATCCGCCAATGGCTCACCAGAGGCAAACTCCACGCCACGCCGACAAAACACAAAGGAGAGTACGTGTTCAACCTCGGAGAAATAACCGCCATGCTTGACTGTCACAATTAAAATGCTATACTGTCGTATGTTTGTAGAATGAAATGGTCCAGCCAGAAAATGGTTTGGACCATTTTTCATATCCAGCTTCGATAGCTCAACGGTCAGAGCGGGCGGAAAGCGCAAATACCAACGGTCGGACTCCAAACCAACCATGGCGCCATACTGCACACATAACCATGATGACAACAACGCATTCCACCCAAGCCGGTCCGACTCCGGCACGAAGCACTTGCAAGGCGGTGACACATGCCAAGAGTCCGCAAGACCACACGCCAATTCGAAAAAGACAAGGCCGCATTCTTCACAAAGTGCAAGGCAAGCCATGCGGTCTGCTGGCTCTGCGGAATGCCCATCGACTACACCGCCGAAAAGAACACGAGCGACGAATCATACAATCTTGACCACCTCTACCCAGTCAGCAAACACGCCGAACTCCAGTTCGACCCAGCAGGCTTCCGACCAAGCCACACCAGCTGCAACCGGCTCAGAGGCAACCAAGACCCACCAACACCAATCGGCACACTCTCAAGACAATGGATAAAGACAGCATGAGCAAGGAGGCAATGATGCCACAGCAGCCAGTCACACTAGAGCTCAGCGCCACAATCAGCGACAAGACATTCCCAATCAGCTCATTCACCGTCAACATCCCAGTCAACGTCACCCACAACGAAGTCAACACCTTCACGGTCGGAGACTGCTACACCACACTCATCACGCCCAAGCCACCAAGCACAGACGAACTCATCACACGATTCACAAACGCAATCAAAGCATTCAAAACAGCATTCGAAACCAACCCCGACGAGGTAGGGGCGGTGAAATCCTGAAAACAGAGCAGCCACGCAACACTGCCCGCGTGGTTGGTCTTCCTCTCCCCGCTGCGTTCGGTACCCCATCGTGCGCGTGAGGGGCGTTAATGATGAAAGGAGAAGGGGACGATGAATCTTGAGGTGCGGGAGTTCCCGATTTCCGAACTCCACACGTATCGTCGTAATCCACGTCGCGGTGACGTGGATGCCATCGCATCTTCTCTGCGCAAGCGTGGCCAGTATCGTCCGATTGTGGTGAATCTCGGCACGAACGCTTCGAAGCGGATGGAGATTCTAGCCGGCAATCACACGTATCTTGCCGCGAAGCAGCTTGGGTGGAAGACCATTCAGGCAACCACGGTTGATGTCGATGACGATCAGGCTGCGCAGATTGTGCTGGCTGATAATCGTCTAGCCGATTTAGGTGGCTATGACGAGGCTGATTTGGCTGTCGTCCTCCAGTCGGTGTCCGACCTTGAGGGCACTGGATATTCCGAGGATGATTTGAAGACGATTCTTGCATCCGCAGGCAAGTCGTCCATATTGAATGACCCCGATGATGCGCCCGACGTGCCCGATGAGGGCAAGACGTTCACCAAGGAGGGTCAGATTTGGGAGCTGGGCGACAGTGTTCTCGCTGTTGGCTCCTGCACTGATGACGCTCTCGTGGACAAAGCGTTTGGGGGGGGGGCAGGCGGATTGCGTCTGGACTGATCCTCCGTATGGCGTCTCGTATGAAGGCAAGACGAAGGATAAACTGACCATTCAGAATGATTCCGGCGTGGATTTCCAGGAGGTAGTCGCTGACGCATTCCTTCAGATAGTCCGATGCTCCAAGCCTGGCACTCCGGTATATGTGGCTCACGCCGACATGGCAAGGACGTTCTTCCAGGAGGCGTTCGAGGCCGCCGGCTGCATGTTCCGCGAGAACCTTGTCTGGGTAAAGAACACCATCGTCCTTGGTCATTCCGACTACCAGTGGAAGCATGAGCCGATTCTTTACGGTTTCACGCCCGGTGGCGCTGGAAGGCTTGGCCGTGGTGGAGACCACTGGTATGGCGATAACAAGCAGGCTACGGTGTTTGAGTTTGACAAGCCCTCACGCAATGCGGAGCATCCGACCATGAAGCCAGTTGGTCTTATCGAGGCGATGATAAGCAACTCATGCCAGCCTGGCGGCATCGTTTTCGATCCTTTTGGAGGATCGGGAAGCACTCTTATTGCCGCATATGATTTGAAGATGCGCGCCGTGCTCTGCGAGCTTGACCCTCGATATGGCGATGTCATCTGCCGACGTTTCCAGGAGCACACTGGCATCATTCCACGCTGTGACGGCAAGGAGCATGATTTTACCACTGAGTGAGGTGTCCGATGCCTGCTGACAAGGACAGGAAAGCGCTGAAGCTGTTCTCCGCTTCCATGAGCATTGCCGAGATTCGTGACGAGCTGGGGTTTCGCGACGTTAAGTCTGCTGAGAACGCGATCCGTCGCGTTTTGAAGGAGAATCAGCGTTGTAAGGATGTGGATACTGAGCGGCAGGTGGAGCTTGACCGTTTGGATAATCTTTATCGCGCAGCGTATCCGCGTGCTCTTAAGGGCGACGCGAGGATGATTGACAAGTGTCTTTCCATCGGCGAGCAGCGTATGCGTCTGCTTGATGCTCCGGAAAAGCGTGAGAATGGTCTGCTGCAGGCATATGAGAAGACGATCGATGGGCTGGGGGAGTCTATCGGAGATGCTGACACGGCTCTTGTACAGTCCGGTCGCATGATCTGCGCGCAGATCGATTACGCGGTGGCGCATGGTACCGGCGTGGAGGTGACGAAGGCCCTGTATCTGGTGCCGCATTTGATGAATGTGCTCACGCAGCTTGGTGCCACGCCTTCCTCTCGTAACGCTTTGGCTGGCGAGGCTCGGCAAGCCACGTCTAATGCCGCTTCGGCATCTTCCAATTCGAAGATCGTGCAGATGGACGAGTTTATGAAGCGTTTCGGCTGAGGAGGTTGTGATGGCGTCTGAGAATCTTACGGTTTTCGGTGCCATCGACGATACGAGGCATGGCGTGACCTTGCCGCGTATCTTCACGCCGCCGCTCCGGCCGTTGACCAAGGAGACCTCGAATGGTTTCGCGGTGATCGCGTTCGCGGAGATCATGCTGCATGTCCACCTTTACCCGTGGCAGCAGTGGCTGCTTGTTCATGCGCTCGAACTGTTGGAGGATGGCAGTTATCGTTTCCGCAAGGTCATCGTGCTTGTCGCCCGCCAGAACGGCAAGACGACGCTGATGGGCGTTTTGGCCGCGTGGTGGCTGTTCGTCGATTCCAACAAGCATCCCGACCGAGTGCCGCCGGTGAAGTTTCTTGTGGTCGGTGCCGCGCAGACGCTCGACAATGCGAAAGGTCCTTACAATCAGGTCAAGGAGTGGTGCAATCCTCAGCCTTCGACTGATGAGGAAGCGGATCTGGTGATTCCGGATCTTGCCGCGATGACGCAGAAATTCGTCAATACGAACGGCGAGGAAGCGATCATCACCCGTTCGAAAGCGCGGTATATCGTCCGCGCCGATAAGAATATCCGCGCGAAGAGCGCTGCCCGTGTGGTGTTCGATGAGTTGCGTGAGCAGCATACGGACGATGGCTGGAATGCGGTGTCGCAGACCACGAAGGCCGTCTGGTCGAGCCAATTATGGGGCATTTCCAACGCTGGCGATTATCGCAGCGTCGCGTTGCGCAAGCAGGTGGACAAGGGCCGCAAGCTTGTTGACGAGTGGACGCGCCTGAGCGCCGACGGTGGCAATCCGGCCGACGTGTTCCTGTCCGGCGAGCAGGATGGATCGTTCGGCTATTTCGAGTGGTCTGCGCCTGACAAGTGTCCGGTGGATGATGCCGACGCTATTCGCCAGGCTAACCCGTCCTTGGGCTATGGGCCGATGACCGTCATGAGCGTCAGATCCGATATTGACGGCATGACCGAGGCGGCGTTCCGCACCGAAGTCCTGTGCCAGTGGGTCACGGCTGACATCATTCCTTTCATCAATCCGAAAATGTGGGCCAGCGGCATCGACTTGCGTTCCACGATACCGGACGGCAATCGCGTCGTACTGTCCGTGGATACGAGCGCTGACCGTAAGACCACGTATGTGGCCGCTGCCGGAATGCGTGCTGACGGTTTGCCTCATGTTGAGTTGATCGCTCGCCGTGACGGAATGCTGTGGGTGCCGCACTTTTTGGATCTGCTTCGTGAGAGCTGGCCGGGCATCTGCGAGATTGCTGTGCAGTCGAAGGGTTGTCCGGCAGTCGATTTCATCGACCCGCTCACCGAAAAAGGGTGGACGGTGCATCTCATCGAGGGTTTCCGCCTCGGCGCGTGCTGCGGCCGTTTCCACGACCGTGTGCGTGAAGGCAAGCTGCGGCATCTTCCGCAGCCCGCCATCGAACAGCAGGTGAGTGTGGCCGTGTCCCGAAGGCTCGGCGAAGTCGAGGTGTGGGACCGCACCAAGTCCGCATTGCAGATTTCCGGTTTGGTTGCCGAATCGCAGGCGCTTTATGCCTTGGAGACTATGCAGGCTGAAACGCTTAAACCGAAATACGAGCCCTCGCAAGGCGTGAGGGTCAGATTCTAGATTCTTCACAAAGAGGGGAGTATTGATGGGATTCCTTGACCGGCTCCTCCACAATAACGCCGCAGCTATCGGCATGAAGATGGCCGAGGCAGACGCACATCCGACGCCAGCGACAAGCATTCCACTCGCCAACGGCGACAGTTGGCCGTCCGACATGGACTTTTACGGGTACGCGTCCGGCGCCTACTGCAGGGAGTATGCGGTGCGTGTCGTGGTGGACTTCATCACCCGCAACATCGCCTCGCTGCCATTCAAGGTGTATCGGAAGAACGCCGATGGGGATGCCGAGGAAGTCTCCGACGGCGCTCTTGCCGCTTTGATGAAGCGTCCTTCTCCTCTTCCTGGCATGACCCGCTACCGTTTCATTAGCACGCTGCTTCGTGACATGCTGCTCGATGACCGGTGGCTCATGCTCCTGGGCGTGAACGGTGGACGTTTCACGCTCCGTCGCATACCGTCTGACTGCTATCAACTGTCGGGTAACGCTTTCGGCGAGATTACCGGCGTGAATCTGCTGACGATGGACAGCCAGCAGGCCATGCATTTCGATCTGCCGGATCCGCGCGTGCATTTGGATGTCGGCTTCATCTCCGGCCTCCAGTTCGGCGATAGTGTGACCAACGTGCTTCGTCCGCTCTTGGCGGAGGCGAAGGCGATGGCTTCCTACCGGCGCAATATCGCCAAGAATGGCATGCAGGCCGGAGGCTACGTCTTCCGGCCGAAGGAGATGCCGTGGCTGTCGCAGGATGATTACGACGACTTCACCAATGGATTGCGTAATTTCATCCAGAATGGTGGCCGCGAGGGTGGCTGGCCGGTCCTCAAGGACGGCATGGAGATGCGTCCGCTGGACAACGTCTTCAAACCGGTGGACGTGAACGACTTGGAGGCGCGCGACCGTATCAATATCGCGGTGTGCAATGCCTTCCAGATTTCGCCGGAAAACGTCGGCTTCCGAACCGGCACCAATTCCAACATCAGCGCGTTCAAAGAGCAATTGTGGAATGTTGAGCTGATGCCATACATCGTGGCATTGGAAGAGGCGCTGAATCTGAGCCTTCCCGAGGCCGTGGGCGAGCCTGACTGCTACATCAAGGCCAACGTTGACGCGAAACTACGTGGCACCACGTCCGAACAGTATCAGGCGCTTTCCACGGCTACCGGACGACCTTTCATGACCACGAATCAGGCGCGTCAGATTCTGGACATGCCGCGCGTACCAGGTGGCGACCAGCTCATCACGCCATTGAATGTGAGCGAGGGCGGCCAGCCCAGCCCGCAAGACGGTGGCAAGACGCAGAACGCGCAGGAGAACAATCCGGTCAACGGCGAGGACGCCAAGGCCATGCTCGACGAATTCAAACGGCTTTACCGGTATGACGCGCAATTCCGCATGGAATGGGACGCGCTCACCAAGGAGGAAACATCATGAGGCTTGATTTCAAGGGCTTCGAGCTGAAGTCCCTCGACGATAGCCAAGGCGAGGGAGTGTTCAGCGGATACGCCAGCACTTGGGACAAGGACCTGTACGATGACGTGATCGTCAAGGGCGCGTTCTCCGGAACATTGGAGAACGACTACGGCGGCACCGGCGCGGGCATTCCGATCCACTGGCAGCACAAGGACGACAAGCCGACCGACATCATCGGCGAGACGCTGAGCGCGGTGGAGGACGAGCATGGCCTGCTGGTCACGGCCCGCCTCGACCTCGACCTGCCGGAAGGCAAGCGCGCATACGAGCTGTTGCAGCGTGGCCTTATCCATCAGATGAGCATCGGCTTCCTCGCCGAGGAGACCGCGTTCGTGCAGGACGGCAAGAGCGCGTGGGATGGATACCGTGAGATTCGCCAGGTGAAACTGTTCGAGATTTCCCTTGTGCAGGTGGCCGCGAATCAGGGCGCCGAGGTGCTTGAGGTGAAGAGCGGGCATGCGATCAGCGCTTCCAACGAGAGCAAGCTTCGTGCCGCGTTGGACAGTCTGCACGAGGTCTTGGATGGCATCGATTCCGCCGACAAGAAGCCGGACGACGACACCGATGACTCCGATCCCACAGGCAAGCCCGACGATTCGGCTGATGACTCCACGGATGATTCCAGCGATAAGCCGGACGATTCCACAGATGACCCGAAGAAGAAAGACCAGAAAAGATTTGACCCGCAGTGGGCCAAGGAATACCAAACCATCAGCGACTTCTTCTCGCTGCAAAATTAACCGAAAGGAGCGCCCATGAATCTCATGGACAATCTCGCCGCCGAGAAGAAGGCGGCACAGTCCATCCTCGCCAAGGGAATGGATAACATCACCGAAAAGGAGCAGGAGGAGCTGAAGCAGCATTACGCCGAGGCGAAGAAGCTGCAGGAGCGCATCGCCCTGTTCAAGGAGGCCGGCGAAGGGCTCGACAAGCTCGCCGGCACGTCCAAGACCGAACGTAAGGGCGTCGAGGCGAAGACCCTCGGCGACTTCTACGTCAAGTCCCTGCAGGAGAAGGGCTTGAGCGTGCTCGCAACCAAGGGAGGCTTGTTCTCCACTCCGGAATTCAAGGCTGCTTCCGACACTCAGGTCACAGGTGGAGCGTCCGGAGCCTACGCGCCGTTCCTTACTGAAACCGATCAGAACGGCGTATGGCCGTATGAGCGTCCGCTCGTCATCGCCGACCTTTTCGCGTCCGGCACCATGAGCGGCACCACCATCAAATATCCGGTCTACGGCTCCCTCGAAGGCAACGCCACCACCGTCGCCGAGGGCGCGCAGAAGCCTCAGATTCACATGCCGGATCCGACTTGGGTGTCCGACAGCCTGCATGAGGTCGCCGCATGGTGGAAGATCACAGACGATATGGCGGAAGACCTGCCGTTCGTCGTGTCCGAGATCAACCAGCACGCCCAGTACAACCTGAAGCTGCAGGAGGAGATTCAACTCCTGTCCGGCGATGGCACCGACCCGAATCTCAAGGGCATTCTGAACCGCGAAATCCAGACCAAGGCGCAGGCCAGCGATTCCGACCCCGACCGTATCTTCGCGGCCACCACGGATATCGCCACCGCGACGGGCTTCTCCGCCGATGCGGTGGTCATCAATCCGGCGGACTATCAGGCAATCCGCCTGTCCAAGGATTCGAACGGCCAGTATTTCGGCGGTGGTTTCTTCGCCGGACAGTACGGCAATGGCGGCGTCATGCAGAACCCGCCGCTGTGGGGCCTGCGCACCGTGGTCACCGAGGCTATTACCAAGGGAACGGTGCTTGTCGGCGCGTTCAAGGCCGATGGCCCCATCTACCGTAAGGGCGGTCTGACCGTCGAATCCACCAACAGCCATGAGAACGACTACACGAACGACAAGATCACGTTCCGCGTTAAGGAAC